GCAGACTTATATTTCAATATGCTTCTTTCAATAATTCTCGTGCTCTACATTTCTTTCTTGGTACTTTCCCAGTGGTTGGCATATGGCTTACCTCCATGGGAATCTGCACTATGGCATTCAACCTTAATGGTTTCAACTTTAACCAGTCAGTAGTTGATGTTAATGGAAAGGTAATTCCTACTTGGGCAGATGTATTAAACAGAGCAAACCTTGGCTTTGAAGTAATGCACGAGCGTAATGCTCACAACTTCCCACTTGACTTGGCTTCTGTTGAGTCAACACAAGTTGCACTATCAGCACCCTCAATAGGATAATGTCCCATCAAAATGAAGGTTGCTTCGGTAAAGCAAGCGTCACCCGTTATGGCTTTTATGAAGAAGAGGAAAAAAAGAAAGAAACTGATAAAGAACTTTCTGACTCTAATAACCCTAGTAACTAATATCTTTATCATTTCAGGTGTCACCCGACACTGGCAACCACGTCCGTTCATCCCTCACGGGACGCATGAACCCTAAGCATGGAACGGGGCTTAGGTATATGGAGATAACCATGAAAGTTACATTCGTATATCGTGGCGTTGCTTACACAAGAGTAATCGGTTAGGCGATCTCGGGGAGGTTCAATTCCTCCCTACTCATTTTGGCTTTTGCCCTCTGAGGAGGATACCATTAGCCGTCGACGGTGGGAAACAGACCACAAAACGTGACAGTCTCACGTTAGACCAATTAAGACTGACAACATTCTAACGTTAGGAACGACAATATATACCTTTAAATTTTAACCAAAAATGGCACAACAAAATACAGGTGCTTCTCAGGCAGCTAAGCTAACTCGTCAAGGTCAGCTTAACTCAGCAGGAGACGTTAGAGCCCTTTATTTAAAGCTGTTTAGTGGAGAAATGTTCAAAGGCTTCCAGCATGAGTCAATAGCTCGTGACATGGTAATGAAGAGAACATTGAAGAATGGAAAATCTTTGCAGTTCATCTACACTGGTAGAACCACTGCCGAGTTCCATACTCCCGGGAACAGCATCATGGGTAACTCTGATGGAGCACCTCCAGTAGCAGAGAAGACAATCACATGTGATGACCTTCTTATCTCAAGTGCATTCGTTTATGAATTAGACGAGACACTTGCTCACTACGAATTACGTGGTGAAATTTCCAAAAAAATTGGATACGCATTAGCAGAAAAGTATGACAGACTCATCTTCAGAGCTATTGCAAAAGGTGCAAGACAGGCTTCTCCTGTATCTAAGACTAACTTTGTAGAGCCCGGTGGAACACAGATCAGAGTTGGATCTACAACTAATGATTCTGATGCTTTCAACGCAGGCAACTTAGTTAATGCTTTCTACGATGCAGCAGCAGCACTAGACGAAAAAGGCGTCAGCTCTCAAGGTAGAGTAGCCGTACTAAACCCTCGTCAGTACTACGCACTTATACAGGACATAGGTTCTAACGGTCTTATCAACAGAGACGTACAAGGTACAGCATTACAGTCAGGTAATGGAATCATTGAAATTGCAGGCATAAAGATCTATAAGTCAATGAACATCCCATTCCTTGCTAAGCATGGTGTAGCTTATGGCGGAACTACAGGTGAGACATCTCCTTCTAACTTAGGTTCACATGTCGGTACAGCTATTGCTGACGGTAGAGCTTCAGTTGATGGACTTAACAACAACTACGGTAACGCTACTGACTTCAATAAGTCATGTGGTTTGATTTTCCAGAAGGAAGCAGCCGGTGTTGTAGAAGCTATCGGACCACAAGTTCAGGTAACTTCAGGCGACGTTTCAGTTGTTTACCAAGGTGACGTAATCCTTGGAAGACTAGCTATGGGTGCAGATTTCCTAAACCCAGCAGCAGCAGTTGAACTTTATGTAGGCGCATCAGCACCTTCAGCATTCGGTACAACATACCCTGCAAACGCTTAATTTTTATTTTTTATACGGGAGCTTCGGCTCCCTTTTTTTTTATGACTACTCAAATAGCAACCGATACCGAACTATCCGCAGTTAACTCTATCTTGGGTAGCATTGGTCAATCACCAGTAACTACTTTAGGAACAGTAACTACTAACGTTACTAACTCTGGAGAGGAATTAGTTAATACTTTTGCTAACCCTGAAATAGCTTTTATACATAACCTACTTATTGAAACAAGTAAGAATGTACAAAACGAAGGGTGGCATTTTAATACAGAATTACATGTAGAAAGATCTCCTGATGGTAATGGAAACTTTTTAATACCTACAGATTATTTAAGGTACGACATTTGTGATGGACTTTATGACAGAAACAGAGATGTAGTAAGAAGAAACGGAAAATTATATGACTTAGTAAACCACACAGATGTATTTACAGACTCATTCTTTTTTGACATTACTTACTTTCGTTCTTTCGATAATGTACCACCAGCTATACAAAGATATATCATCGCAAGAGCAGCAGTTAAAGCAGCAGTTCAATTAGTAAGTAATGCTGATTTAGTAAAACTTTTACAACTAGAAGAAGCACAAACAAAAGCTACAGCATTGGAGTACGACTGTGATCAAGGTGATCATACTTTCTTTGGCTTCCCACATGAAAGTGGATATAGATCTTATCAACCTTATAAAACACTTATTAGATAATGGCAAACATTACACAAACTATAAACAGTTTAAATGGTGGAATCTCACAACAACCTGATGAACAGAAAATCCCCGGACAAGTAAATGATTTAAATAATGCAATCCCTCATGTTGTTGAAGGTTTAGTAAAAAGACCATCTGGTAAGTTTGTGGCTTCTTTAAGTGATGGAACTAATTCAGATGGAAGTACTAGAACCAAACTTTCTTCAACTGATGGTAAATGGTTTCATTATTACAGAGACGAAAATGAACAGTACATAGGTCAAATAATTAGGAAAAAAAATTCTGATGGATCTTCACACGCTGATGATGGACAGATCAGAATGTGGAATTGTTTGACTGGAGATGAAAAAACTGTTGTTAATGCAATTGGTAATTATAACTATTTAAAACATACGGATGAAGAAGATATACAGACACTAACCCTCAACGACTTTACTTATATCAACAACAGATCCATCGAAACTGAGATGGACACCACTACAGAACCAGACACAAATTTTAAGAAAGAAATTTTTGTTGAGTTAAAGAGTGTTGCCTATGCCAAACAGTATGCACTTAATGTTTTTGATAATACAAATACTACAACAGTCACTACAGCTACTCGTATAGAAATTACTAGAGCTGTTGATTCATCTAATAGTTGCAGATTACCAACAGTTGATACAAATAGTGATGGTACTAATGATGCATTTGATCCAGATCCTAGTACTGGTAATGCTGGTGCTTTTCCTGCTTCAGGAATTGAACCCGGCACTGGAGCTTACGTTCATATGTGTGATTCGCAAGCAAATTACAGTAATCTAGGTAGTAAAAGAAGAGATAGTTATTGCCCTAATGTAGATACAAGAATATTCAAAATATCCCACGGTGATGCAATAAATTCTACAGATAAAAATGGAGTAACATCTACTTATACAGTTATTCCTAGTAGTGGTACTGCTTCAGATAGAAAACAATTATTTTTTAGACTTACAACAACCGGTCAGTCTGTAGTTGAAGGTGAAGCTGCAACTCCAAAATATTATTGTAGATATACAACTACCCATGATCTTTTACATGGTGGTACTGGATGGCAAGTTGGTGATACTGTTCAAGTTTGGATGAAAAATGCTAGGTATGACATTACTATTAAAGAAGTAAGTACAGCACAAGTACAAGCTAATCTCGCTTTAGTACGACCTACTCCTACTCCATTTGATGCTCAAACTACAATTACTGCTGAAAGTATTCTTGGTGATATTAAAGCTGCATTAATTGCAACTCCGAATTTTAGTGCTTCTGATGTTGAACAAATTGGTAATGGTTTACATATAAAACGTACAACTAAATTTAATGCTTCTACACCTGTAGGACAACTATTAAATGTAGTAGCAGGACAAGTAAATGATGTAGGAGATTTACCTACACAATGTAAACATGGCATGGTTGTTGAAGTAGTTAATAGTGCTGCGGAAGAAGATAATTATTACGTAAAGTTTTTTGGAAAATTAAAAGAAGGAGTAGATCCAGATAATGCTACTGATTCTGATTATTTAGATGGTGAAGGTATATGGGAAGAATGTGCTAAGCCGGGAAGAAAGATAAGGTTTAAATATTCTAAAATGCCAGTGCTTCTTATTAGAACTGCTGATGGTAATTTTAGATTAACTGAGCTAGATGGTTCTACATATACTATTTCTGGTACTACATACACTGTTCCTAAATGGGATGACTGTTTAGTTGGTGATGATGTAACTAACCCTGAACCTTCATTTATAGGTAAGAACATAAACAAAATGCTGTTTTTTAGAAACAGGTTTGCAATACTTGCTGATGAAAATATTGTGCTATCTCGACCCGGAGACTTTACTAACTTTTGGGCTAAATCAGCTATTCAACTAATAGCAAGTGATCCAATAGATATAGCTTCAAGTTCTGAATATCCTGCAATACTTTTTGATGGCATTCAAGTTAATACAGGTTTAGTTATATTTTCTAAAAATCAACAGTTTATGTTGACTACTGACAGTGATGCTTTCTCTCCTTTAACAGCTAAAATTAATGCTCTTTCTACTTACAACTTTAACTTTGCAACTAACCCTATCTCTCTTGGTACTACATTAGGTTTCTTAGATAATGCTGGTAAATTTTCTAGGTTCTATGAAATGACTCGTGTACAACGAGAAGGTGAACCAGTAATAATTGAACAAAGTGCAGTAGTAAGTAAGTTATTTGAAAACAATTTAAAACTTATTTCAAACTCAAGAGAAAACTCAGTTGTATTTTTTAGTGAAGAAGATAAATCTACATTGTATGGCTACAGATATTTTGACCAAATCAATGAAAGAAAACTAGCTTCATGGTTTAGATGGACATTAACAGGTACTATTCAATACCACTGTGTGCAAGATGATGCCTTATTTGTTGTTGTAAGAAACAACGGTAAAGATCAACTTCTTCGTTACAGCGTAAAGATGGATACAACGACATTTTCGATTGTTGATGAGCTTATTCATTTAGACCATGCAATGAGTACAAGTGGTTGGACATATAGTGCAACTACTGGTAAATCTACTAAAGCAAAACCTGTTGGTTTAGAATCTACTAATCAACTAGCTGCATATGAAATACAAGCTGGAGAAAGTATTGGTCAATATGCCAAAGTTACAGTAAATGGAAACAACTTAGAAATAGATAGCGATTGGTCTGGACGTACTTTTGTAATTGGATATTTATTTGATATGGAAATTAAGTTTCCTACTATCTATTACTTTAAACGAGAAGGAGAAAGAATTATACATGACACTAGAGCAAGCACCATATTACATCGAGTTAAATTAGGTTTTGGTTCATTAGGTATGTATGAAACCCAACTGAAAAGAGTTGGAAGAATGGACTATAACGAAACCTTTGAAAACGCAAGAGTCGATGGTTATGAAGCTAACAGTGCTGGAATTTTTAATGATGAATTATTAAGGACAGTACCTATATATGACAGAAATACAAACGTATCTTTAACAGTTAAATCAACACACCCAGCTCCAGCAACCATGCACACACTGACATGGGAAGGAGTTTATAACGATAGATTTTATACAAGTGTCT